ATGATAAAAACAGCTATTCTTGTTGACGGCGCTTTCTATAGAAAACGTGCCTACACATTATTCGGAGACATAAGCCCTGCCGAGAGAGCAAAAGAACTTTCGGCATACTGCCACCGTCATATAAAAGACGAGAAAGAAGGTGCATGCCTCTATAGAGTATTTTATTATGATTGTCCCCCTATGAACAAACAAGTATATCATCCCTTGCTAAAGCGGGCCATCAACCTCGGTCAATCGGAGGATTATGTATGGGCAAATGATTTTTTTAAAGAATTAAAGCATCAACGCAAGTTTGCACTCAGACTGGGTCGACTCGCCGAGGAACAGGCTCACTTCAACATAAAACCCGATGTGATGAAAAAAATATTATCCGGCGTAAAAACTATAGATGAATTAGAAGAAAAGGATTTTTCATTATCAGTTACCCAGAAGGGTGTCGACATGAGAATTGGCGTAGATATCTCTTCACTTTCCTTCAAAAAGCAGGTTGACAGAATCATTTTAATTTCTGGGGACAGTGACTTTGTACCAGCCGCCAAGAATGCCCGACGAGAGGGTATTGATTTCATTTTAGACCCAATGCGTTCACCAATACGAGACGATTTATACGAACACATTGACGGAATAAGAACAAAAGCTCCTAAATTAGAAAAACAAAACGTTACATAAAGAAAGCCCCCGGAACTTGATATTTCCGGGGGTTGTGCTTCTCATCTTGAACCGAAGTCCGTTTTCAATTAAACTCTGGCTAATTTCAAATCATTGATTTTACTGAGAAAACGTAACTTTTTGTTACCAACGCGTTGCCAATTACTTTTTGTGAATTATTGCTAATCTGCTTTTTTACTGCATTTCATTGCTCTTAAAATATAGCACACCGTGTTTAAGTATCACATATTATTAAGCCGGCAGGATTGCTCCCACCGGTCATACTCTTACAATGCTTCCAGTCCCGCTTTCCAGCTCAGCTTGCCGACAATTCCATCCGCCGCCAGCCCGTGGTTGCCCTGCCAGGCCTTGGTCATGCGCTCCGTGCCGTTGCCGAAATTGCCGTCCGCCGCCGCGCCAATGATGATCTGCCATACCTTTACCGCGTTACCCTTGCTACCCTTTTTGATCGTTTTCATATTATAATCCTCCGTATTTGTTGAGGTGGTCGTTGCCGCGATTGTACCGGTGCAACTTACCGCCTTGTTAAATAATGCCTGCTCTGCTTTTCTACGCCGTGTCAGCCCTGCCAGCACCTTTCCAGCCGCTTTGTTGTAACTTGGCATTGCCAGCGCGATCTGCGCCGCCGTTCTGCCCTTGCAAAGCTTCCGGAGGTTTCCGGCTCCCAGATTAAAAGCAAAGGATACCAGCGCATCGAACTGGTTCTGATTAAGCTGCTCCGTGATCGGAACGTATGCGGGATTGTTGACGTATCCCTCAAACTTTGCAATGTCCTGCCGCAGGTATGCGTCCGCCCGCGCCTGTGTGATCGTCATGCCGCTATGTACGCCAGCCGTGTGACCGTACCCGATGGTCCATACACCGGCGGCACACCGGTATGCTGCCAGTCTGCATCCCTCATACTGCTTGATAAGGGCAAATCCTGCCTGTCCAATTCTTCTATTTGCCATTGTCCTCTACCTCCTTGTCTCTCAGCTGCAACAGCACATCCTTAAGCTTGTCCGGGATCGGGATAAACATTGCCGCGTTCTCCAGCAGGCTCAGTGCCTCGTTGCAGATGTAAAACATAATAACAATCTCCCGCAGCGCGATCGCATCATTCAACAGTTTCTGAATCGAATATGCTACTGCGATCACGATGAACATCACAATCTTTTTCAGAAGCCCCTTGAAGCCCGTCTCTGAACTCAGTGTCTTGGTATAAATGCCCTTGATAACTCCGGTCACATAATCCGCCACCGCCAGAAACACGATCGTCTTAAGCAGCATATCCCAGCCGCCGAGCCAGCCGGCAATAATCCCGCCGACGATTCCTACAAAAATGCTTGTGTGGTTAAAAAGTTTTTCCATATTCTTTTCCTCTCTTTCCTTATAAGATAAGTATAAAACACTGCTTATGCAGGTTTGTGCCAACTGAATAGCGCCGGACGCTCGATCACAAAGATCAATTGTTCGGCGCTATGACTATGGTTCTGTTACTGTTTTGCTTCTGCAATTTCCTGCAGCCGACTCTCGATTTGTGTTAAAGTCGCATCTAACTTCTCCCAGTTCTCGTTCTGCGCTGCAACATCATAAAATTCATGTTCCTCCGGTACGTTAAAGCCATAATTCTCCGTCTGTTTCATGATTCTCCTCCTACATCATAGTTGTATCTTCCTCGACACTTTTCTTCGCCGGTTCCTCATATGTCTCCCCGGTGATCTCCTCATATTCCGCGGCTGTGATCCACTTTCCTACCGCATTGTACACACGGGTTTTGCTCCAAAGATTCTTGTCATAATACCCTTTTACCTTTTCATAATGTTTACTCATCCAATGTCACCTCCATCTGCATAGCCAGATAATCCATATCGGCAGCAAGCTTCTGAATATCGGTTGTATTTCCATCAACCGTCTTATTTGTCGCGGTAACTGTTTCCGCCATCTCCGATGCGGTTGCCGATGCCTCCGCAAGTTTTGATGCCAGATCCGTGACGCGCTGCGAATAGTCGTCACTTTCTCTTCCGAGAACTACCGTCGCATGATTATCCTCAAGCACCACACGTTCCAGCACCACATACTCAGTGATAATGCTGGTCCGCTCATCATGATCGTAAATCTCCAGCCGTGCCAGATCATTTTTGACCGAAAAAATATCCTGCAAAGCTTCGCAGGACTGGTTTTCAAATACAATATTCAATTTTCCGTTTTCATGGTTTGCATTTACAATTTCATAAATGCCTTTTGCTGTTTTTAATCTCATATTTTTCTTGTCTGCCTCCCTTTAATTAATTCGCCTAAGTGTAATATAGCCCCCTGCAATACGGCCAAGTGCATAGATCTTAATATATCCATTCGCCTTGATCGGGATAAGTATATTGATGTTGACATTATGGACATTGTTTGCCTGATAAAAATAATCTTCCGCGATCAGCGTGTCGTTGCTGTCTCCTGCATCATACCGGTGTACGGTTGCAATTGTATTTGTCGTTGTAAAATTTTTATCAACAGTCAACATCATACTGAGCATATACCAGCCTTCTTTTTTTACGGTAATTGCTCCATACTGGTTGAAATTAATTTCACTGGAGCCAAAGTTTTTCTTGTAGCTCGTGAGTGTATACAAAGATGCCGTTGCCAATGCTCCATGTGCTTCAACCTTTATAAGAGCAGCACAATTCATCTGGGTATTGACATATGACAAAGGCTCCCCAAACTTAGCATCGCTTTCTGCTTGTGTATAACAGCCTGTCCAGGGATACCACTGCCGGTTCATATACATGCGCATATACATCTTGCAGCTGCTGAACACATATGCAACCTGTACCACAGATGATTGATTTGTCGCACAAAATACCGCCAGATTATAATAAGCACTTTCTGACAGTGCTGGTTGTGTTCCGGTCACCTCTGTATAATTGATCCAGTATATTCCTGCATCCGTGCTATTTATCAGGTCATCAATATTTCCTGTGAATGATCCTCTGGTAGCAAATTTTTTCTGATCATTTTCGGAAAGCTGATGGATCTGATCTCCCAACGATCCCTTAACATTCGGATTCGCCTGTCTGGCATCCAGTGCATATCCCGCTTCTGTGACTGTGTTTGTGTTCTGCACTGCAGTTTTGAGCAGCCGCTTGTCAATCTCGCTCTCCGCCGCCTGGAAGTTCTCATTGACCACCGCCAGATCTGCAACGTCTTTTCGTTCAAACAGCTTGAATTTGAATAAATCCGTAAGTTTCATCTCATACCTTCTTTCTGATTCCTATATCCGCAACCTCTTCCACTGTGAAGCGTGCCAGATCATCCACTGTATACGCCGCTATATTCTCTACCGCAGCACTTAAATTCCGGGGGATGCTCAAATTCCGCAATTCCCAATGTGTAAACTGCGCCAGAATAATATGTGGATATGGTTTAAGCGCCTGGTACTGATTGTAAAGTAAAGAAAGATTCAACTGTAAGTTGCATGGAACTATCTCTTCCAGCATTTCCGCGACCACATCATGCTGATTCTTCTGCGCAAGTCCCACCTTAACCGTTACGGTCTGGCCGGCAATGTCCAGATCCAGCGTATATTCAGCTCCACATAGTTCCCTTAACTTTTGATCGAGGAAAGCATAATTGTACGGCAGACACACATTCCACTTTGTTATGCATCTGAAAATCCGGTCTTCCAACGTATCATCTGCCTTGGGCTGGATTCCCATGAGTTGCTCATATCGAACAATGCCCTCCTCATCGCAGGTCACGATATAACGGTTGGCAATGATCCTGTTATGTTCCGCCTCAATTATCTGGAACTCCGGTGTTTCCGCATCCATAGGTGCGGCAAGTTCCTTATACGCCTGCAAATACAAAGGGAGCAGTTCCTTAAGATTGATATAACGATCAGCCATAAGTAACCACCCCCAGTACCGGGATCTCATATTCTGTTAATTCGACGTTTCCCCCGCCGTTAAGCGTTGTACCGGTCACATCCACCACACCCTTCACGCCCATGATCGCTGCATCAATAGACGCAATCCGCACAACCAGTTTCGACTGATTTTCCCAGTTTTTTCTAAGTCCGGCAAAATACTCCTCTATGGCTGTCTCGATCTGGGTCTTGCAGGTATTAAGGTCATACCCGTTATCATAGGTTATCGTCGCCGCAATATTAACAGTGACTTCGGATGCGGTGTCAACTGTCACCGCGTGCCCGATCGGTGCAAGACCATCGCCATGCCCGTCTTTATTCGGGTCAAATTCTTTCTGCACCGTCTGAATCAATACATCCGTTGCCTTTCCGAAAACACTGTCTAAAATCACAAGTTTGACCGTTCCCGGACCATTCCATGCCCGGATCACTTTAACAGCGCCAACTCCTGCTATTCCCAGTGTTTTGTCATGATAGTCCTTTGCATTCCCGGCAAAAGCCCGTTCATTGAAAGATTCCTGATACCGCAATCTAAGAGTTTCGGTATCCTCGTCGTCCTCTCCGTAGATCAACACACGCGTAAGTTTTGCCGTCGTGAGCCCCATCACATACTCCACCGGGATAACATCCCCCAGATATTCGTTCCCGGCAGCCCCCGGCTGCTCACAGGTTACCTGTCCGCTTGCAGTTACCTTATAAAAGTGATCCCCGCCGGTAAACCGTGTTCCGACCGGTACCTCCACATCCGTCTCTAATTCCAGTACCGCATACGTAGCTGTCTTGGGTGTGATACCCCTATCCGCACATAACCGGATCAGGTACTCCCGCGATGCTGTATCGCCGAATGTCTCCGCCAGCATGCAATCAAATGCAACATACAGCGATGCCAATTCGACCGCCGCCGGTGCAAGCGCCATGTATACAGGACTGCTCTCTCTCTTATCCAGCGTATCCGGGATGCGCTCAAGCATCCTCTGCATAATTGCATCAAACGTCTGCTCCTCATACACTTATACATCCACCTCCTTCTGTGCCGGAACGCTGCCAAATTTCGTATGAGCAACGAACGTAACCAGCAATTTTCTTCCTTTTTTCTCAAACTCAAAACTGTCGCAGGAATCAATCCTGTCATCCTGCACCAGAGCCTCCGTGATGCGCCGCTCTACCTCCGACATGACATAATCGATTGGTTTTCCGAACAGGTCCTTAAGCTCCACACCATAGTCCCACGAAAAAATAATATACTGATACCGCTCGGTATTCAGAATGTTATAGATCGCCTGCTTAATCGCTTCGACATCATCGCACTGCCCTATGATCCGTTCACTTTCCACGATCATTCTCGGACAGAGGGACGGCTGTTCTACCACTTCGACGTTTTTCAACTGGTTTGATACCGGTATCATGCTTACACCACCTTCCCGATTACAAGATATTTCTGCCCGCCTTGCTGCCGGACCACCTGCACGCTGTCACCAATACTCAGACCGCTATGTACCGTCACCGTTAATTCGCCGCCATATTCATGGTTATGCTCCGGCGTACCGCCGTCCTCGGTATGCGTCGGCTTTACTGTCACCTTGATTTCACGCTCTTTCAAATGTTCCGGCAGAATCAGCATGCTTCCGCTGATCTCAAATCTCTGTTCGATTTTGATTTTTAAAGGGCTGGCAGATGTTACCGTCCCGGACATCACCGTAGCCGGATACCCGGCATCATTCGCATTCGTCGATACCTGCTGCACCGCCCGGACAAAATCATTTGCGTCATGCACTAAAATCACCTCCCGATACTGTCAAATCCATTGTGTGTTTGCTCTCGCCGTACTTGTGAACGCATTTTTCTACCAACATGAGATTCTGAAGCTTCACGTCGCCGAGATCAAGCTGCACCACGACGAGCGATCCACCGCGCACCCGTGAGTCTCCGGCGGCATCCTTGACTGTCAGCGTCCGCGTCTCCTTATTGTAAAGCTGTAATAACGCGTCCGCCTTTGCCTGCCCGTTTTCTCCCTTTTGTAGCGCATCAAAATACTGTAAAATCCCCCACCTGTTGATATTGGATGAATCCTGTGCGATATAAACCTCCCGCTTCCCGGCATCCTCATTGTCATAAACCAGTTTGATCCGGTTATAGGTATTTTCATCGATGGAAGACTCATAGTCATAATTCTGGCCAGTTTCCGCATCGATCATGATCGGCACATACATATCACCGAGGAAAGACAAATTCAGCTTTCCAAAATCGTCATGCAGGATGTACAAGTCCCCCGTATTCTGCAACGTCTGATCCAGGGCATTACTGATCATATCAAGCAGCGACACATTATCTTCCACCCGCGACGCGATCACCCACACCGTATTGGCAAGTGTACCGATGTTAAATCCATACTTCTCACCGATCAGCGCCACCACACCATCCGCCGTCTTATTCTCATATACGAGCGTATCCTTATTCTTCAGATACCGGATCTGGTCATATGCCGTAATCGTCACAATGTTACTGCGGTCACGTTTCATGCGAAAAATGAATCCATAGAACACTTCTTTTCCATCTGCATCCTTGAACCGAACCGGATCACCATTTCCAATGTTGATTCCAGTGTCCACAAAGCTGAATTCGAGCACTCCGGGGCTGATCTGCCGCTCCGTCGTAACCTTCACCTCTTCTTTCACAGGCGGCATATACGCCGTGCTATCATGCTGTATCAATAACTCGTACATATGTCCCTCCTACGCCGCCGGAATGGCAAGTACCTGCCCCGGATAGATCAGATTCGGATTCCCGCCGATCACCGACTTATTAGCATTGTAAATCGTTCCCCACTTGCTTCCATTCCCATAATACTGCTTTGCAATCTTCCACAGGCAATCCCCCTTTTTCACCGTGTAAGACCCGCCGGACGGCGCGTTGGATGATGCCGCTCTTGCTGCCTGCATTGCAGCTCTCGGCTTCGGAAGCGAAATGTCAATCGTACACGCCTTGGTTGTGAATTCCCGGTACTGCCGGAGCTTTACTTTTACCGTTACATCCAGCCCCTCCCCCGCGTCCTCCACGATGTCGTAGCTTTCAATCGATACCTTCATGCTGGTATCAAACAAACGCTGATTCGTCCCATCCGTTCGCGTGACCACATACTGAAATGCACTCTTGGCGCTCATCAGCGCTTCCAGCTTGTCCAGATAGTATTTTGCCGGACGGAATCCGCTCGGGTATACCGCAAACGGGTACTGCACCGCCGGAAGCAGCAGCTCAAAATCCACGTCCGTCAGACCGGGGCTTTTTAAAATATTGGCTTCCCCCTCATTGATCAGTGTGACCGTTTCATTTTTGCCGTTAATTTTCATGGTGATCTTGGACGGCGTAACGGGAAATAAAATGCCATCCATATACAATCTGTATGCCACGGTCATTCCTCCTTTCCTAAAATCGGGTATAAAAATCCCCGCCTACGTCATGTAAGCGGGGATTCTCTATCTTTATAATTCCACTCTATTCATCCTAGCTGTAATTTTGGGTTTTAATTGCTCTATCAGCTTTGCACATTTTTGAGTATTAGGATATTCATCTCTTAAAACAAACGTCTGTGCTTCGCCATCTGCATTTTGATATGTCACAATTGCATAGCATTTTACCTCACGTTTTGTTTTTGTCTTCGGTGCAGAACCAAGCACCGCTCCTGCCACTCCAAAAGTTGCTGCTCCAACAATTCCTTTCGCCAAACTGCTTTTCTGATATATGCTTTCATCAATATCCATCTGAAAATCAACATTATGTATTTTCTCATACAATAATGTCATTTCTGTCCCAGCCCCGGAAATCACCATTTCCTGAGTTTTAAGCATAACTTTGCATTTACAATTTTCTGGGATTGGCAACCCTACAACATGCACGATATCTGTATATTCCTTAGCTTGATCTTTCTTACCAAATAACCCCATAATAGTTCCTCCCTAATAATTTGTGAAATTATTATACACCTCCCTTCTGCGTTTGTCGATATTTAGGCTCCATCCCGGACTATTTCCATCGCCTCCAGTACCCGCGTGGTCAATCCGTCCACAATACCGTCCAGATCATTGGTATTATGCACAGTATTGCTCATACCGGACATATCCACCTTGATCTCCGCCGTCGTAAAACGGTTGATTGCTTCCTGCTCCGCAATATCTCGCAGATACTTCAGATCCTCTTCCGAAACATCCAGCGAATCCGAGATACTCGATGTATCACCTGCTATGTTGGCAACATTCGCAGCCATATCAGATGCGGCTCCATAACTGCCTAATGCTCCGGTGTCTCCGCTGTTTCCAAGATCCTTAATACCACCAAAGAAATCAAAAACCTTGTTCTCTACGCCCTGTCCGAAATCATATCCCTTGTTGTATGCAGTCTGATAATCGACATAATCCATCTTGCCGACCTGCTCAACCCAGCCTGACTTATCCTTGACCGCCTGCTGTGCCTCTTCCAACTTTGAGTAGAATCCGTCTAAACCGCTGGTAATATCGACTTCAACTCCCGGTATTTTGTTCAAAAGTGTCTGTATCGCACTCGCAAGATTTGAGATATATCCAAGGACTGTAAGACACAGATCATAAAACATCACCTCTACTGCCGCGACAGGATTATTAAATACATTCCCGAAAAAATTCGCCAGCGTGGCAAACCCATTCCATGCCGGAACAACAAATGTGTTAATTATATGTGCTCCCAGTGTGGCAAATATTCCAGCTACAACCCCGGTCGCACTATAGGCGGTATGTTGTGTTTTGTTAATTGCTGCAACAATTAAATATATCGCAGCTATAACAATAATAATCGCTGCCACAATCCATGTAAGCGGACACGCCAATAATGCCGTATTAAACCCATATTGGGTTGCTGTAGCTATAGCAGTTTCTGATGCTTCCTTTTTCGTAAAAGCTGCATGCGCGTATGATGCCAAACACAGGGCAACTTTTATTCCTGTACTGACTGCCTCTACCGTTTTTACAACCCCTAAATACGTTGCATACGCCGCCAGTGCCGCCGCTACTCCACCTATAACCGGTGCGATCATTGACCAGTTGTCCACGATATACGCCCCGCCCGTTACCATTACATCGATCACATTCAAAGCGATCGTTGCCGCCCCGGACAGGGCATTCATAATTCCGGTCAATGCCGTTTGCATATGCTGATCGTTTGCCATCTCATTCAACCGCTGTAGTACCGGTTGAAATGTTTTTAACGCCAAGTTGGAATACTGCGTCCACAACTGCCCCCAGGTCAGTGGCATCGAGTTAAATTTTGCATCAATATCATCTGCTGCCGCAAACATTGCATTCTTTACAATATCCGCGGTGATCTGTCCATCTGATGCCATTTCCCGGATCTTACCGATTGGAACATCCATGTAATCAGCCACAGTCTGGATCAAGTTCGGCGCCTGCTCGAAGATACTGTTCAACTCATCGCCACGGAGCACGCCAGACCCTAACGCCTGTGTCAGCTGCAAAAACGCATTGGACGATTCTGTTGCCGATGCCCCGGCTATCGTAAACTGCTTATTTACCAACTCCGCGAACTGCACAATCTCGCCGGTCGATGCAAAAGCATCCCGGGCATTATTTCCGAGTTTCGCCACCGATGCAGCTGTATCCATATAAGACGCCCTGGAATTCTGCGCCGACAGGAAGATCATCTGCGAGAGTTCATCTGTCGTCTGCATCGTCCCATTCAACGCATTATACTGCGACACCATCATATCAAGGCGCGCCGTGGTCTGCGTGAGTTCATCCGACAGATCCAGTGCGTTTTTTACCGTAGAAATGCCAACATACGCTCCGACAAGCGATTTCACCTTATTCACGAGCACATCCGTATGCTGTGATCCAGCCTGTATCTTCTGGTTGTATTCCTCCTGTTTCCGGCGCGCGCTCTCCGTGGCACTCGTGATGTCCTGTAAACCCACCATACCATCGGCAAGCAGCTGCCGCGCCTCTTCCATCGACGACGTATCAATCGCGGTGCTGGACGCATATTCCAGCGCTTCAAAGTTGCTTATCACCATATTCACCGCCGTACAGATATTGTAGAGCGGCGCAGACATACGGTCCGACAACTCTATCGCAGTCTGAATACTTGACATCCTCTTACCTCCTACTTCTGGATTTCTTTTGCCTTGCGCTTCTCTTCCTCGACCCGAAGATCTATGGACGCAATCACAAAAGCTTTCTCATTCCGATCCAATTCAGAAAAGAATGACGGCAGCCAGTGAAACTTCTGCAAGCAATAATGCGCATATGCCGCTTCACCGTCGCCGCCATTGATTAGTTTTTTGCCTCGTCAACCTTCTCCTGCAGCGTCTCATCGATGCCGCTGTATTCCTGCACGAATGTGGCAAGCTCACCGAACTCTTCTGGGTTGTCGACCATTTCCACAATCAATGCCTCTGCGCTCATAACGCCATAGGAATCCTGCAGTTCTGCATTGTGCAGATCCGGCTCCACTACCGCGGCGCAAATCATTTTTCTCAGAAGCTCATCCGTATTAACCTTCTGCCGATACAGTCCAGGCTTGCCGGTTACCGGCACCTCAATCGTACATTCATCCCGGATTGCCGCAGATTCTTTTGTGGACAGAGGTCTGATCGTCCAGAGTAACGGATCACCGTTCTCATCACACAGTGACTTTGTGGCAGCAAACTGCGTTGTCTTTTTGGCTTTCTTATTCTGTTTCAAAAATGCTTTTAAGTTTCCCATATGTTTTTCTCCTCATTCTCTTAATTGGCGGCAGTCTCCCGCCGCCGTTGACTTGTTACAGATAGGACGGCTCCTTGTAGGATTCCGGGCTGGAATAATCCGCAGCATAGAAATTGATCTCCTGCTCGACAAATCCACCCTCGGCATCAAACATTGACAGCAGCACATCTCCGTCGATCACGCAGTTGTGATAAACCTTTGTGCTACGCCCCATGCAGGTAGCCGCATCATTGTTTGTCGTCTGCAATTCAAACACCGGCAGATGACCGGTATTTTTGTACTCTGTTACGATCCGGTCAAACATCTCCGAGCATTTGTAGACCGTCATTTTTGCCTGCACGACCATTCCGGTCGGCTTCCTGCCGGAAATGATCTTTCCCAGCACCGGGATCTCCTTGGTGCTGATGTTTGCCTTGCCCTCAAAATTCTTTGCGTTCAGCAGATTATACCGCTGTTCGCCAACCGTGACAAAAGCTTCCGCCTCTTTTGCAGACGGCACATCCTGTTCATTCATATAAGCGTTAAACATCTCTTTACCTCCTACTCAATCACGACCGTCATATACAACTGTGACATTGCATTGACGATCGTCACCTTATCTTCCACATATACGCCGCGTTTCTCGCTTCCGGCGGAGACCACAACATCATCCTCCGAAAAATTCTCGATTGCTCCAATCTGCTCTAACTGCTTATGATGCGATGCAATATCGTTCCATAAGCTGACACGACCAGATTCATTGTTCTGAACCTTGCCGTGATACTTCGTGTTGAACAGCGATGCGATATCCATCGCGATCTGATCCAGCACACGGATCGTCTGGTTGCTCTGGAAGAGTTCGTTTTTATCCTCCGTAAGTGTCACAAGAGAATTGATGTCCTCTAAGACACGCACTTCCGTTCCCACGCTGTGCAGGACGAATTCACCGGCTTTCACAGCATTCTCAAGCTGTGTCTGCGTATAGGCGGTGTCAATCTCAAGCTCCCCGTCATAGATCGCGTTGGTACAGGTTGCATTAACCCCGCACGCCGCCTCCAGACCCACAACCCACGGAATCACATCCGGGCTGTTCTTCACATTGATGACGCCCTCATAATCGGCTGCGCAGTTATACAGGACTGCCTGGAATTTTGCCCCGACCTTGTCCCTCATACGCTTTGCAAATGCGGCGTACAGTTTCGCCGTGGTAGCATCACTCACACTCGCGCCGATCGTATTCACGGTATATGATTCCAAGAGATCCAGGTATTTCTGGTGCACCTCACCATTGACCGTTCCATTCGTACCGCCTGCCAGCGGAACGCCTGCCGTTGCTTCAAGTGCGGTTTCTTTCCATGTAACCCAGTCATTTTCTTTCAGATCAGCCGCGGATGCTACCGTCTGGGAATCCACAAGCTGCGCATCCAGATACAGCTTCACGTCAAAGCCATCTCCGTCCACATTCGCCGCAATAGCAACCTTCAGATCATTGCCACGGATTCCGCAGCACTTCGCTGTCGCATAGGTATTTTGCGCCTTTGCGCCGCCCGATGTCAGCTTATAGATATAAGACTTTGTCGCATGCGCAAACAGTTCGCGCAACGGCTGCATCTTATCATCTGTATAGGCATAACCGAACAGCGTAAGCGAATTCTTAATGAAATCTTCCTGCGCCACCTCCATCATCACGTTATCCGCACCCCAGTCAAGTTCAAGAGGCATGGATGCCACGCCACGCTCTGACAGATTCGTGGTCACGCGCGCCGCCGAAATAAAATTGATATAAGCACCACCCAAAACCTTATTCTGGGTTGTCCACTGTCCACCTCCGTACATTATCGCACCGCTCCTTTCATGTATTTTTCCATTTTCTTATCCACTTCCTCAAGCGTATAAGATTTTCCCGGTTCCAGTAATGCCGACAGGAGATCCACCCTGCCCGCGTATTTTTTGGAACCAATGATCTGCTCTTTGGTATAAGTAACCTTATTAACTGCTTCTGCCACTGTTTACCTCTCCTTTCACTTCGCATTCTTCCATATACGCATCTTTCTGGCTCTGCCCCAGGAATAACGTATATTCTGCCGTTGCCGACATCACATCGTCCGATATGTCCTTACATTCGATCGTACCGCGCACCATTTTACCTTCTACCTCTATGAGGTCCAGGCACTCGCTCAACCGTTCGTAAACGGTATTGATCTCTTTCTTTGGCTCGTCACTTTCCGGAAAATACTGCACGATAAAAAGCAATGTGGCTTTTCTGCGGCCGGTAAGCCCTCGCGGCACATCCGGATTGATGCAGCGCACAAAAAATGCAGGCTCTTCCATGTCCTGCATCGATGCTTCTGTATGGATTTCATAGTCATCGCCAAATGCGGCATATAAGGCATCTGTGATGCCCTTTAAAACTTCGTTGATCATGCAAACACCTCATTCAACCATGCCGTCAGTTTATTCTCGAGGATTCCCGGTGCTGCCTTGCGGATTTCATTTTCAGAAATGGTAAGCATAAGCTGTCCCGGCACCCAGCCTTTTTTTAGACGCTTTCCAATAGCAGGAACATATCTGCCCGGCGTCTGACGATGTCCAAACTCTACATAGCTGGCATAAAGCTGATCGTTGGTAACTTTAATCGTATAAGTATTACCGGATTTTTCAATCGTTCCAACCGTCCAGCTTCTGCGCAGTGTTCCACCCTGTTTTTCTGACATAACAAGGAACTTCTGCTGACCGTCATCCTCCACATCATAGGAATCCGAGTAATCCCCTACTGGAGTACGCTTAATAACCTTTGCCAGCAATCGTGCTGCCAACTCCTTGGCACAGGCTTCCATGAACGCTCTCTGCTGTTCCTCATCGGCAACTTTCTGAACTCTATCCCGGAACTCCTCCAATTGTTTCAGATCAACCTTTGTATTTCCCATCAAGCCCACTCCTTAAATAAATCCAGCATAATTTCCTGATGCGTCGGGTGCATCCCCGGGACGCCGCTCCTGGTGTACTCCGTGGAATTGCCACAGTGTGTCACGATGATCTTGGAGCCGCTCTTGATTTCCACCTCCGGCGCAACAAACAGCTTTACCGCCTGCGCTACCGGAGATGCCGCATCGGTCTTTTCTGCCTGTGCGATCGTCTCAAACGACAGCTTGCACGGCTGATTTTCCAAGACCACGGTGTCCGTGTATGTCACAACGCCCTTTTCCTTGGTCTTACGGTGTTCCACAACCGTGCAGGTATCTTCATACATGGCTTCAATTGCCATTCTGACCATATCCATCAAAACACCACCTTCCGGTAACGGTTCAGCACCGGCTTGTAATTCTTCATAAGGCTTTCCGAGAACTCCGCCGCGGAAGTCTTAAAAGATGTTGTTGTATCGCCGATCTGCACCGAAGAAACCGTCTGTGGTATATTGGCACTCCCCATATGCTCATTCCGGTAAATATCCATCGCCATGCGCAGTACCGTGGTTTCCAGTCCTGCCGGAATCTCGTCGATATGGCAGTAGTTTTTTACCGTATCCTCTGCATTTTCAAGCGCAAACTCCAAGTGGACTTTCACTGTCTCATCCGGGTCGCTTATCCCGAGAAGCGCCGACAGCCTTTCGACTGTCAGCTTGCTTTCCTCTGCCATACCGCACCTCCTAACCGATCTTATGCTTGATTGCTACAATTCTAAGCTGCTTCGGCTCATATACCGGTTTCCAGTTCTCTGCCTTGGCAAGTTCTGCACGAAGCGGTGTCTCTACATGCTCACGAACAGCTCCGGTGTATGCAATTCCTCTCGGATGCAGGATAAACGCCTTACGGTTGATAAGATAATCGATACCGCCGCCGGTCTGCTTATCACGGTCAACCTCTGTTGAAACAAATCCGGTCGGAGAACCATTGCCGTAAGCTACCGCACCATTGCCAAACAGGTATGTCGTATACACGCCACCGGAAGTTACCGGACAGCCATCATCCACGGTCACGCGTCTACCCTGATAGGTGTCAAACTCAACATCCGTAGAATCACGCTCTGTCTCGATCAGATTCAGCTTTTTCAGATAAGACTTTGTCGCCGAGTGCATCGCTACGCCGGATAACTGCGCCTGCGCGTCGCCGAGCAGCTGGCATGCGTCAATAAACGCAGATGCGCTGATCTGCTTTGCCGCATCCGTTTTTCCGGTGGTAAGGTCAAGAATATGATCTGCCATTCTGGTTTCTGCCGCCGGTGTTCCCTCTGCCCCCGCAGTAGTGGTGCCGAACACTCCAGCAAGGATTGAGATAAGCTCCTTCTGCATATCTCTTGCCCAGTAGGATGCCACCAGATCACCGATGGCTTTCATCGGATCAGCTCCGGCCAGCGCCGCGGAAAGATTACTTGCTCCCCACATATTCTGTCTGTAAATCGTGGTGGATACGTCCTTGTTGGAACCGATCTTCTTTGCGGTCATCTTCACATCCTCAAGGATTGCCTCGGACTCACCCTGTAAATCCTCAAAGAACGGCATATTGTGTGTTCTGGCTGCCTCGCTTGCCAGTGCGTCAAATTCCGGGCTGTTTACCACGATTCCGCTCTGGAAGAACGCGGACAGCTCCATCGTTCTGTTGATTACATACCGGTTAAAAAGCTCCGGTACAATTACGTCTGCAATCTTTGTAATTGCCATAAGTTATCATCCTCTCTTTCTTACAGTGTTACTCCGGCCGCTGCGGCAAGTTCTTTTGCCTGCGCCGGGTTTTCTTTTAACATACGTCCCTGTTCGGTCAGATTAAAAGTGTCTTTTGCGAATGGATTCGTCACACCGCCTGCGCCCCCATCTTTCGGGTTGTACGGCGGTTTCTGCTGTTCCTGCTTAAACAGGTGAGCCATAGCCGCATCATCTTTGTATGGCTTCACAACCTCTTCCACGCCGATTGGCTTTCCTTCCTTGTCGAAGTCGAACTTCTCAAGGCCACCGGCTTTGTAGATCAGATAATCCGGATCCAGAACACCCTGCTTTGTAAGTGACTCTTTCAGCGCATAGGTCTTTGCAATCTCCTCGCTTGCAGTCTGCTGTTTTTTGAGTTCTCCCTGCAGATTGGCAATAGTGGTCCGTAACGTCTCGTTATCGGCATTATTTTTCTTTAAATCTCCGATAGTTGTGTTGAGTGTCTTAATCTGACCGGCAAGATTCTCTTTTTCTGCCACGGCGGTATCATACTTGCCTTTGTCAACATACTGACCAGATCCAAGGTCTGCAAGCTTTACCTGCTTATCCTTATTCTCCGGCTTTCCATTATAGGCATTGACGGTATCTGACACCTGCTTATAGAGATCCTCGCCTAAAATGTCTTTTAAAAATTCCATAGTTTCCTTTCCTGCACCGTTTTTAAGCGTGGTGTCTCCACAAGCAGTATGCAGTTTTGATGCCATGCATAAGGGCAAATTGCCGCAGTTTAAACGTCATAAGGCTTTCGGACAATATAAAAACAGGACTGCCGGAGGAACTTACTTGGCGTCACCTCTGCGCCGTTCGGTTCATAAATTTCCGGTTGTCCTGTCATTACTAATTTGGGGTATAAAAATACCACCTAACCATTATCGGCTGGTGGTATATCTTGTTTCTTTTTAAACCCTATATTATCTCTGCATATCTCTCCATCTATTTTCTTTGTATGTAATACCTCAGTTGGAATACCATCTGGATATGCGTCGCAGCGCATACCCGGCATGCAATTTGAACATGATAAACAGTATGGAATTCTAAGCATTACCGTTTCCACCTTTCTATATATCGATCGACATATTCTTTTGCTTTTTCTGGAACATCTTCGCCATTTTTTATCTTAACATATGCTTCCGCAAGCGTTTCAAATCCATTCTGCACCTCATCCGAATAACCAGAAACTCCAGGTACATATAAGTCTTTTACCTCTTCAAAAAATGCGTTGAAATCCTCTACACTTTCAATATCTTGCCCCGTCAATATGTGCACTATCTCATGTTCAATATAATCTTCAATACGCTTTTCCGCAAAATACTTATACTCATACCCTGCCTTTATAATAGCATCAAATCCAGAAAAATCATATCCCGAATTAACCACCAATTTCGCCATATGTTTCCCATTTTCCTCATAATACTGGCAAAAGAATGGAACATCAGGCTTCTTTGCTCCCCAATTTTCAACCGTGACATTTTGAAAATTTACAATGTACTCCTTTTTCATTTTTTCATACACACGTTCTATAGCATCTGCATAATCTGGTGTCATTCCAGAAATATTCATAATGTCACTCGGAATCTTTATGTCGGCAGTTTTCCAATCAGTGTAAACAAAATTTTTCTTCCACTCCTCATACGTCATGTTCTCCGGCACATAATACTTCTTGCCATCTGCCCCGCGCGCAACTCTTTCCCCTGTGGTAAATTCATCGTTGAAATACGGGCAGGTGCATCCCCGGCAATTCGGATGGAACGGTGGCACAGTAACACCAATCTTATAATCTTTCATCGGAAAGTGCTTCCCGTCCATCTCCCCGCAGGTTGGGCAAGTGCGGCTGTCCAATGTCTCAACCACCTCGAACTCTTCCACGTCAAGGTCAGAAAAACACGTTTCCTGTGCCTTAGCAGAAAAAGCGGCTGATTCAGTCTGAACAATTCGCGCCGCCTGTGATCTGCCTACTTTCATGTTCTGGGATATTTCCCGTATGACTCGATCCGGCGATTCTCCGGTGATGCACATCCGCGTTAAGGAATCGTGCATATTGTTAATCAGCTTCGTTTTATCCGTCCAAATGCGCTCTGAAAAGTTGCGTCCATCCACCGCCCAGGGCTTATGTATGATGTCACCGACTTTTTCCGAGTTAAAACTCTGCATTTGCCAGCCGACGCCAACACCGCGCTGCACCTCATATGCCGTGTGATAATAGCCGGACATATAGACGCTTGCAATATGGTCGTCTATGGAATCGTGATAATTTCCATACAGTTTTTCAATCTCCTGCTGCGTCTGCACCTTGAGTGCTTCCAGTCTGCTGATATGCACCTTTGCGGATGCGTTCTCAAGCTGTTTTGCCCACTGCTGATTTATGCCATTCTCGCGCCCGTATTTAATATAATCCTGCACATCCCACCGGAACTCTTCCAGTTCGTCACTGTTAAGCAAACGTCTGGCTTCCACCATTGAAATGCCGTTGTTGGCAGCAAAACGCTGATACCAGGCGTTAATCTTCCCGTCAAGAGCCTGCTCTGCCCGCCGGAACTCCTGCTCAATCTCCTGCACGGTCTGAACGGACGTATCATGCTGTGATTCTTCCAACTGCCGGAAGCGCTCCTGCCAGTATTCACTTGTCCGTTCTCCCATGCACTCACCTCATTTCACAGAATCCCGAGTTCCTTGTATACGGCTGCAATCTTCGGGAATTGAACCGCAATCCAATCCACCATTGTTTCCTCATGCCCCATACGATTAACGTGCTCAAAATTATCTTTCAAACCGCTTTCATTCAAAAAAGCATGAATAATCTCGTGACGCAGGCATCCCTTGAAATAAGCATCCTTTTCCTCTTCATTGCTAAACCAAAAATGTTCTTCATCATCCAAATCTGCAATAACAATCAGTGGAAAGTTGCTGCAACAATAGCCCGCCCATGAATTTTGGCTCAGTTCCTTATCTTCTGACCACTTGTGTATCTCTATCCGATACTCCGTCCCCAGAATCATCGCCGTCTGTCTCACTGCCTGTCTCCTTTCCCTTTGCACCAAAAGCACCGATGTAAGCATCTGCTTTCTCCTGCGCCTCCTGCGCCTCTTTCTCCAACTGCTTCAGCTCCGCATCCGCATCTTCGACAAGCGGATGATTTTTGAGAATCGTCTTTTTACTGACAATTCCAACCGAATCCTTGCAAATCTGTGCCTGCTCCGTGTCATTTTTTACACAAGTGCGGGTCCACGTCTGGATGATTTTCTTGCAATCAATTCCCTCATGGTGGCATATCGCTCTTACCAGACGGGCAAACCCAAGCTGAAACTCCGTCTCCGTCAGCCCGGCTTTCATTTCAAGCAACGAATACATGAATTTAAGCGCTTCTCCGCTCTGATTTCCGAAGTTCTCCGGCTGTGGGTCAAATCCCTGCCCCTGTTCAAAAATAGCCTTTCTGGTGACTTCCAGAGCGCTGTTACGGGCTTCTATCGGAATCTCGATGTTGAGTGTGCTCACTCCCGGGTTACTGCCCTCGTCCCCATCTACCTTGATGGTCTTATATTTTTTCAAATCTGACAGAAACGTGTTAAGATCTGCGCCGCCGTACCCGGACAGAACAATTATCAGCTGTTGAATATCATCCAAATCATTAACAAAACCGCTGTAGACCTTGTCGTATACGTCTATCAGCGGCTTGATATTTTTCAAATCATTCGTATTGGTGTTATTGTTCGGGAACGGAATAAACGGCACTTCTCCAAATTCGTGACGATACTCTGCTGTAAAATCACTGGAATCCGGCACCATAAAAGTGTTGTAATAAAGTAAACCGTCCTCTAAGGTGTCTCCGTTCTTCCGCCGGAATGTCCAGCAGCTTTCCTTGTCCCAGTATTCATAGATTGCATAGGTATCTCCCGTCTCTTCGTCGATTTCATCATACATACGGAGAACGCCAAGCAGTTTCTTTTTCAAATCATGAGATTCGATCGGAATAATCTGCTTGCTGTCAACTACCGCCCACTGGAATGCTCCATCTTCATCCTCCCAGTAGTGAATCCAGCCTACTGACGCATTGGCAGCGTTTATGCACAGCTCCATGCAATTCTTCCGGTATTCATCACCGAGTACTTCTGTCACGACTTCATTTCCATGCTCATTCCCAATGTCAAAGAGCGGCGGTGCCGTGAACATGTACGCAGCTTTCTGATTTACGATAAGCCCGTGGAAGTTCCGGGGGATCCGGTTATCTGCGTTACGTAACGGATTGTCGGGTTCCTCTTTCTCTTTTTCGTCTGTGAGCTTGTTTTTTACCAGAATATCCGTTTCATTCCGGTAGTACCGTTCCGCCTGCATCGCCCGCAAGGAAAACCGTGTATGTCCCGGTTCGTATTTTCTTATGAGTTTTTTCATTACCTCAAGTTCCATGTTCTCACCTCTATTTTAAAATGCTGATGCCGCCCGGCTTGCGAATAATCGTATAACAGAAATACCGAAGAGCATCCATCGCATGATCGTGCAGCTTTACCGGTTTATCCTCGCCACGCTCAGATGCTTTCTGGTCCCAGATATATGACCCAAACTCTTTTATAGTGTTTGGGCACTGGTCACTAATAGCTATCAGATCCTGGTTTAACAATGATGCTACAAACCGGATACCATCAAGCACATCATTTTTCGCCTTTTTTATGGTATAGCCACGTTTTTTCAACTCGGCTATAAAGGATGCTGCCGACGGGTCAATGATTATTTTGACAGGCTTAATCCCAGCAAGCCATCGCTCCAAGTCATCTGCATATTCTGTGTCTGTTTTCTGTCGTTCCTCATCACGACCGGAATAATAGTACTCCCGGCAACACACCCACCGTCCGGAACGCTCTTTGCACCACAGCAGGAATACCGTGGCATTTTGCGTACCATAATCGCAAGATACATAGTAATTTTCGTTGACCAGATCTGACAGATTCGATATCACATGCTTGGCAGTGTCGAACATATCGTAGATAATGCCCTCTGCCATCGCCCACAAGCCACGGATATACCGCCGGTAGAATACACCTGTATACATACTGCGATATCTTTCCTTGATTTTCTTCGACAGAGATAAATTATCATCCATCGTAAAATGCAGATATAAAATCTCTTTTAATCCCGGATCCCGGTTCTCTGCTGCAGCTTTTTCTCTTATCTCCTGTGTTTTCTTTTTCCCCAGATATCCAGTTGCTTTGTCAATCCATCCCGTCTTGAACCAATGATACGGTCCATCCGGATTACAATTGAACCAATACTTCGATCCCTCAACAGAGCATCGTCCGGTTGCCTGGTTCACGAAGCTTTCCGGCATCAGCGCCACTTCATCAAAAAAGACCCCAGCCAAGGTAATACCTTGGATAAGGTCTTGTGAACGCTCATCTTTGCCGCCAAATATATAAAAGTAATTGGTCGTCTCTCCTCTTGTCACAACGACCAGATTGTCAGCTCTATGGTCTGCTACAGTATAGCCGCGGCTCCGTAACATCACTTCAAGCCAGAACAGTACGTTACGCCGGAAAGAGCCGATTGTCTTTCCGCACATACCAAAGTTCTGACCGTTAAATTGTGTCATCGCCCACATCACAAAGGACAACGACATACATACCGTTTTACCGGAACGGATTGCCCCATCGGCAATGATGCCATCCATATCCTTAACTGGTGATGTATCGCACCACCAATTTAATACCATGCGCTGTTTCTTAGAAAAGGGCTTGAATTTGAATGTCTGCTTAATTTTCTTCATCCATCCAATCCTCCGCGGCACTTCCCTGCAGCGCTTCTAAGAATCCGTCATCCGCAGTCTCTTCCTCATCGTCTGTCTGCACCTTTGCTTTTAGCAGTGCAATCTCCGCTTTCTGTTTATCCGTTGCAAGGTCCATATGGTCGGATAGCCACTGTAGCGCTTTCATTCGGTCGGCAAGTTTTACCTTCACCCCATCCTTGCCCTTGGACACTTCTGAAATAATGCTTCCATCCACATCAGTATCATTCTTGATATTAACATGGCTTACTGTGATAGTTTTATGTTCCCCTGTATCCAGAATCACTTCCATCTCTTCGTTTCCGAACTCCACAAAATCGGTTACATCCGCGAACGCAATATCCATGTACTTCTGGAAGATATCTGTTTCACTCAAGAACTCTCTGTTGAGTCGTTCCTGCTTCAGCTGAAAAATCTCCTCTTTTATCCGAACATTTCCTAACAATCTCGGTCCCGCCACCACTGCGGTTGCGTAATCACACTCATACGCTTTCTGATATGCCTTGGTTGCATTAAAGCAACGAATGTAATAAATGCAAAAAAGCTGTTGCTTATCGGTCAAATCAGTATTCTGTATTACTGCTTCAACCTCATGTGCAACAGGCTCTTTCTTTGCTCTCTTCGCTTGCTTATTTCCTTTCGCAACGTTGCGTTCCTTTTTTTCTTTCTTTTGCAACGTTGCATTACCACCATCATCCCACTTATACCGATTCTTCCAGCTCCGCACAGTTCCCTCTGCTATCCCGAGCTGGTTTGCAATCTCTATTAGCTTAAGCCCTTGCTTATACATTTCAAAGGCTTTGTCCGCTCTCGCATCTTTTGCCTTTGGCAAGGACCATCACCTACCTTTTCTTTACATACAAAAAAGCACCCGTCATTAAACGGGCGCCTTCTCTGGGTTGGGGGAGTTGCAAAAAGCAAATGGCTCTTGGCTCTCTCAATTCACTTCTTGCAGTTTATACTATACATTGATTTTTCGTAACATGTGTAACATTCGTAACAAACTTTTACGCAGCATCCATAAATCTCTGAAACTCCATCTTAACGCTTCCCTCGGTGCTTTTTCTCCCCATTCTTACAGCCACCTGTTCCCAGCTCATTCCCTCAAAGAACTTATACCGGATGATCCTCTGCATCCGTACCGGTATGCCGTTCATCCACTGCTCCACCTGCAGTTTGATCTCTTCCGACTGGGCTTTTCTCTCTTCCAGCAGTTTCTCTTCTATACGCAACTGCGCATCATCCGTGTATGTGAACGATGTTCCTTCAATCTTGAAATGTGTTTCTGCATACGGGAAATCATTCATCGAACCTTTTACACTTCCCGTCACAATCGTTTGCCGCTTACGCTTCAATCTCTTAATGTCCTGCTCCGTCTCCCGGATCATCTCACATGCATCTACATACTGCTCCAATATTTTCTTATCTACTCCCACCGTATTCTCCCCTTTCTGATAATATCACTACAACGTTTCTGATAATATCATACAATAGGTTTGGAGTGGATTTGTGCCAAGTTTAGAGCAAAAAAGAGCTGAATATATCAAACTAATCATAGTCCCATATATTCAGCTCTACAGTGTTATTCTTATAAATATTTAAGCCGTTACATCGTTCTTTATAGCTGCACGTATATCTACATCATGAGCGCCTTCTCGAGTACCATAGCATATATAATCTGCTCATTTTGAAATTTTCTCTCAGATTTTATACATACATCATCTCTCAATGTCACTTCCGGATTTCTCAAATAGAAATCACTATTTAACCTTCCTGGATCTTCTAATACATATTCCATAAAATTACTCATATCATTCAAATCAAAACATTTACTATTAAATTTTTCACTCCACTCCTCGAGTTCAGCACAATTGCCAGCAAAATATTCTCCATTTTTACTAACCCACTCTCCCACACTGTTTTTGAGTTCACAATTGTCTCTCAACACAATGTTCGGAATGCTCAGTATAACAAGTTTAACATCATCCGGTATCTCCCTCTTATGGAGTTTAACCAAGCTAAGAAGTTGGCTTAGATCAGAAACTGTCGCCTGTCTTTCCCTAAGTTTTCCCAAAACCTCAGCAAATTCTACCTGTACTTTCAACGCTAACATAGTACATACCTCCTTTTTACCCGATTTTACCACACAGTCTTGCAGAAATTAATTACAAGCATAAGAAAATTGTTGCTATGTCACCACTCAATCCTCAACTGCCCGTTCTTCTCTTCCACCAGATGCGCCATCCTCTGCCGCATCAGCCTCTGCGCTGTCCTGCGCCGCCTGTAAAAGCTCCGCCTGCTGATCGGGAGAATGCCGTGGTGGGCTTCCAGCATATCGTAGCTGGTGCCGCACACGATGGATTCCGTCAGTTCCGCAGCAATGAAGCTGTCCACACTCATGCATATCTCGTATATCTCTTTTTCATCCAAGTACATTCCCCCTTTCAAATTTTGCGCAAAAAAATACCAACCATCGAATATTGACGGTTGGTATTGACACTAAAATATATAACTTTTATGTTCATTAAAGATTTGCTTCAATCTAGTTTTATCAAACGGTCCATAACCATAATCTTCATTTAACTTTTCCTTCAAATCATCAAGCCATTCATCAGGAATAGAAGATTTTGATTTTGCCTCTGCTCCTGTATACTCTATGCAAACTTCACCATTCATCTGAGTACATGATCCAATAAAAAAAACTGTGTAAGGATGTTTTTTTTGAAAATCAAATTCTGTAAAAGAAAATGCATGATCTCCCATAATTATTTTTACTCTCCTTTGCAATTTGATGAAAATATTATATCACTACAACCGTCAATATTCAATTATCAATGTACTACAATTTTATTTTTATGCAAAAATTTCCCGCGCATCATCTCCATTCGCCGCATGGTTGCTGGCGGGGACTATAGCTGTTTGATCTCATGCAAACCGGAGCTGTCCGGTCTGTTCTGACTCGATCCTCATGTTTGGCATACGTTCCGCTACGCACAATTCCGGAAGATTTGCTCTGACTAATGCTGCCGGTATCGGTGGACACACAGCATTACCGCAGCGGCGCACCTGTTCGCTCCGCGGATACGTCTTGCCGGTATAATCATGGTCGATTATGTAATCCTCTGGAAAACCCTGGCATCCATACAACTCTTTAGGTTCTAACATACGAAGTCCGATATCAACGATCTGATAATCTACGCCATTGATGGTTACCAGTCCGAATCTGTCCTGCGCCGTCACGGTGTCCAACGGTGCCTTTATATCCTGTCCAGTTCCCTGTCCATAATATTTAATCAGAAATGCTCTCACCTCTCCGAAATGTCCATCACCGGCTGTAATTGTAGGAATCGGCTCTTTTACATCTCTTCCATCACAATGATTGTTCATCTGAATAAGGTTTACTGCACACATGGCGTTTCTTTCAAGTGTCGTAATGGTGTGCAATGGCTCTTTAATGTCAGAGCCGTTTCCCTGATAATTTCCGCCATAATACTTTTGGATGAATGATGTGACCAGTCCATATCTGTTCGATCCGTCCACCGTCATTATAGGGTCTTCAATCGTCTGTCCCCGAACTTCTCCCTGTGCCGTCTCAGAATGATACTGGATAAGTGTCGGTGTCATAAGCATATGCTGATTATTTGCCGTTATGGTGTGTACCGGCTCGCGCATATCACTTCCAAAATGGTTTTCTCTGTTTACTGATAGGTATGGTGCCAATTTAGGCTCACACAGATAATGCTTTCCGCTCCCCACAATAGTCGGCAATGGCTTTTCGATGTCGTGAACTCTAGGCGCCTGTCCTTTCCTCTCCCCGTACCCAATAGGAACAATAAACGGTTCCGGGTTGTCCAGCACAAACTTTTTCAGTCCTCGTGCTATTCTCTCCATCGTCTTCGGTGCTAGCGGACGTACCGCCCGGATCCCGTATTTCTCTTTGATTTCCTCGGACGTATCAAAAATGGACGGACATGGAAGAGAAAAGTCAAGCTGCGTGTATGCTCCCACATACGGTTTCAGCAGTCCAGCCTTGACCTCGTCACTGTCTGCCGGTGCGTGTGTCGGCTCTGGCCAGACTATAGGCTTGCCGTCGCACCGCGCGATCATGAAGAATCGTTTGCGCATGGTCGGCGCGCCGTAGTCGGCGGCGATCAGCTCCTTGAACTGCACCTCATAGCCTAAATCTGTAAGCTGCTGTACAAACCGCTCAAATGTCTTGCCCTGTTTGCTCTTAATCGGATGATGTCCACGGTTCAGCGGTCCCCATGTCTTAAATTCTTCCACATTCTCAAGCATTATCACCCTCGGTCGCACCAGCCCCGCCCACCGACAGGCCACCCACGCAAGACCGCGGATATTTTTATCCTTGGGCTTGCCGCCCTTTGCCTTTGAAAAGTGCTTGCAGTCCGGCGAGAACCAGGCAAGCGCTACCGGATGACCGCCGCAGGCTTTTACGGGATCCACCGCCCACACGTTTTCACAATAATGCTTTGTGTTTGGATGGTTAGCCTTGTGCATCCGGATGGCTTCCGGATCATGGTTGATTGCAATGTCTACGCTATATCCGGTCGCCAGTTCTATACCGGTGGAAGCGCCGCCCCCGCCGGCGAAGTTATCAACTAGCAATTCTCCGTTAATCATGGCAGCACCTCCGGCATAAAATCAAACAATGTTGGCTCGTCCACTTCATTTTCCGCTGCCTGCAGATATCCAACACCATCCCGGAAGTAATCCGGATTCAATTCACATCCTTTACCATTCCGGTGCATCTTAACTGCTGTCATTGGAACTGTCATAAGACCACCAAACGGATCATAGACCGTATCGCCCTCATTGCTATATCTGTTGATGATTCTCTCCACGATATCCAACTGTAACGGGCATACGTGCATCTGTGCGCGTCTGCGGCTCTGTGTGGTGTTAAGGGTACGCATCCGGTTGATATCATCCCACACTTCCAGTTGATTCCATGACCCCGGAGCAACCACCATGAACGTTGCCGGGAGCTTTCCGTCCTTGTCCAGATCTTCCGCAAGCTTCACATGATCCTCATAGTTGTATACGCTGCCGCGGCTGTACTCCCTGTACACCTGCTGTAAGCTATCCACTGGAAACTCTTTCAACTCTTCTTTACTTACCAGCCTGTCACCGGATGATCTCCAATAACCATGTGCATCAATCTGCCATTGCGCACGCGTGTATTCTTCTTTTGATTTTGATACTCTTTCATCCGCAAAGCCTTTTGAATGGTCTGTCTGTTGTTTCCTAAAGAGCAAGATGTATTCTGGACAGCCTACCCCCATCTTGGTTCCGTCTTTGCAACAATCCGACCATCCCAATCTATAAGTCTGGTTGTTTTCCCTTACAACATCTGTTACCACCGTTATCATTCCAAAATAGAGAAATCCATGCTTTGTATAGTGTCTGATGCATTCTGCATGAAACGGTTCCATTGTAGGAAATCCTGTTCCTGTCACATTTCCAAATAACACACGGTCCTTGACATGGATTGCAGCCACGCGCCCCGGCTTTAACACTCGAAGCAGTTCCGGTGTGAGGAAGTCCATCTGTTCAAAGAACCGGTCCGTGTTCTGATTATGCCCGAAATCGTTATAATTGGCACTGTACTCGTAATGATTACCGAACGGAATGGATGTATGTATCAGATCAATGCTGTTCGTTTCCATTGCTCGAGTTTCCTCTACACAATCCCCATATACCGCTTCATAATGGTTTCCTCTTACTGTTCTTTCTTCTCTGCTACCTTCCACGCCCATCTTCCTTTCTAACCGCTGCGCCTTATTCTCCGAATTAAGACCATACTTTTTTACAATCTCGATCATTTTCGCGACCATGTGATTGTGATTCTTCCATTTTTCAAGCAATGCTTCCTTGATCTGCCGCTCGTTCTCCATGTAAATAATGTCGATCACAACCGGTTCTTTCTGTAAAAATCGATAACACCGATGTACCGCCTGAATAAAATCATTAAACTCATAGTCGATCCCGAGGAATATCTCCCGGTGACAATGTCTCTGAAAATTACATCCGGATCCGGATAATGATTTCTTTGTGGCAAATAACTTTGTCCGTCCATTCGAGAAGTCAATAACCCTCTGCTCGCGCAGATCATAATCCATAGATCCGTAAATATCCACCACATCCGGCAGTGCTTTCTTGATTGCATGCCGTTCATTCTCCAGATCATGCCACAAAAGGAAATGATCCTCCGGTGATTCTTCCACAATTCGTTTCATTTCTTCCACGCGGCGATCAATACTATCTCTCTTGACCGTCGCCGCTTCTTTCAATCCCTCGGCTGCTTCCTGAAATAACTGAATCTGTCCGTCCTTATCCGCTGTATCGCCATAATGCACCGGCAATTCGTGCCATCTTACATCAAGTGGCGGCAGATCATATCCCTCATCGGAATATACTGGATTGAGATCTGAAGGTTTTGTGATAAAAAGCGCCCAGCTGCTTACCCACATCCAAAACTCATCTTCCATGTTCGGGTACAACGTGAGGTTGCTCGCTTTAGTGCTGTCACGCTGGAAGAATCTCGTCAACGCCTGCCCTGTATCCATCACTTCCAAATATCCGGCATAATGGATCAGCTCCTTGTATTTGTTCGGCGATGGTGTAGCCGTGGCAACCAGCTTATATGGAACGTTTTTAAATTTATCTAAAAACGTCTGATAAGTTTTACTTCCGAAACTTCTTAAAACACTGGCTTCGTCAAGTGATGTTGCTGCAAAGTAATCTGGCCGAATGTCTCCATCCCGGACACGCTCATAATTCGTCAGCACAATCTGGCTGGTGCTCTGTCCTACTTCTTCCATTGTCCGGCAATACTCTGGCTTCTCATATCCAAGCACTTCCACCGCGTCATGCGTGAACTCCTGCTTTACTCCAAGCGGCAACACAATCAATGCACGACCGCCGCTATATTCTGCTGCCAAGTGGCAGAACTCAATTTCCTGCACGGTCTTTCCAAGTCCGAAACTTTCAAACAATGCACGCCTGCCGCCTTTCAGCGCCCACACCACAGCATCCCTCTGGTGCGGTTTCAATACCTTGTTGACTTTTTTAGGATCCACAATGAATCCGCTTTCTGTCGCAAGTTCAATCTTTGTTTCTAAAAATTCTTTATATGTCATTTTTCAAAAGGAACCCGATATATCGTTACCCCGGCCGGAGGTTCGGCTCCTTTCTTGCATTTTTGAATACTTTGTTTTAATATATCCTTGTCTTTAAGATAGGCAGGCGGGTAAAACCGTTTGGGGGAAGGGAATTCGGTTGGCAGTCATAAAATTCATTGCAACTTTAATAATTGCCCTTTGTACTTTTAGTACAGAAATGGAGAATGCTATGACAAAACAAATTCCAACCACACAAACAAGTAACACTTTGGTCAGCACAACTGCCGACCGCCCTTCTACCTATCCTAAAGACTTTTATTCTATAAAGTCTTTTAAGCTCATCTGCCCCTCTACATTGGCAGCAGCTTCTTTTTCCTGTGCCATCCGCATCTGCTTGTACTCGTTATATTGCTTTCTGTATTCATAGCTTTTCCCAAAAATATTCCACGCAGCCTTAACTACATTCGGTTCATACGGGCGAATCAGTTCCAGATCTTCAACAGCCTTGTAGGATATCGGGCACCCACAGCATCCAGTCCGGGTAAGTCCGTACACCTCATATGCGTCTGAATACCGTATGCCGTAGTATTCCTTATACCACTCTTTGTCCCGGTCACTCACATAATACAGCGGGCGGAGACGAAACTGACCGCTTGAAGTTTCCGTAAAGCATAAGGCCGTATTATCTTTCCTTGGTACGGATCTCATACCGCCCTCGTCCCTGCGCTCGCCGGTAATAACCATCTCGAAATCCTTTTGCACCTTATGTGCGATATTTTTCTTGCAATGTACGCAACAATCTGCGCTTATCGGGAAGTCCGGCGGATATTCTTCTATAAAATCCCGCATATACTTCGATGAATTGATAACCAACTGAATATTTGGTCTTGGCTCGCCGGCGGAGTTGCAGCAGCAAAGAAAATTGATCGTCCCCTCACAATTAGGGTATCTCTCTTTCAGTTCCTCCCTCTTTGCCTGCTTGTCCTCTGCCCGATCGTATTCCTGCGCGATTGATAGCGGTACATTCTTCTTTTGCCATCCGGACAATCCAGCAGACATAATCTTTGATACAAACGGCACGCCATATTTTCTTGTTGCCTGCACAATATTGACCTTCGGTCTGCACTCTTCAATTTCCACACCGTATTTTTCTGCTGTATCCCTCACATGATCCTTTATAGCTTTCATTTCAAGTCCGGTATTGAAGAACACATACTTGACTGGTGGCAAATCGAAAATCTTCCGTGTTCGCTCGATAAGGTCGATCATAATATCGCTGTCAGAACCACCCGAATACGAACATATGGTGTTCGGATGCTCCCTCAATCTCTTTGCAATAATGCTCTGTATGGCATTAAATTTTGCAGGTGCATCAAAATCAGCATAATCTGGTCTGTCCGTATACACCCGGCTTCTAAATTCTTCTTTCATCATTTTTCGGAGTAAAGAGCTCTTTTACGCTGGCCAGCAAACCTCTCACTCCTTTCTGATTTATTTTTTCTTACCTCTCTTGGTCTTGAACTTATACACATCGTTTCTCTGCCGGCTTACCGCACTCCGGTAGCCGTTCAGCTTACTCGCTCTGCTCTTTCCCATGTGCACCTCCCTCTATGGCATCTAAGCATCCGTTCCACCCTGCATCGAACCTTCCATTGTCACAATGCTCTGGATGAGCTGATCTCTCCGGCAGTTCCTGGAGTGGACAAAAACTCGCTCTATCCTCCGAACTGTCTGATCCATCATAATAATCATCTGCAGGCGGACAATATAACCCGCTTGGATCATCGTCAGCCAGCTGGCAATCTGCGCAACACTCCGGCATATCCATAACTAATACTGCTTTAGCCATACCTCACACTCCTTCCGGTTTCTCACACCGCTCAAATTCGATTACCCACACCCACTGGTTCGCTTCCCAGCCGTAGCTGTCAAGGTCGGTTTTTTTGATGGTGCTGTTCCAAAGTTTTTCCCATTCCATCATCACTTCATCACATTGACTGCACTGTTCTTCTGTCCCATAACAGCACTGCGAACCGCTTTCTCCGTATGTATTAAGACAATCCCAACAATCAGGATAAGCTCCCTCTTTTATCACATCAACCGGCTTCATCTCCTGCAACCGCTCCACTCTCACATCCGTAACCTTTAACCAGATACGTGCGGCTTCTTTCGGCATATGGATGGATGGTTTCCATTTTGTAACATCTGCGATGTCATCTTTCTGCCAATCTTCGTAGTAATAGTATCCGTTCGGTGCCTTTTTCCATGTTTCCCGGACATACAGGATATCGCCCGGACATATCGGACAACTACGTTCTGCTGTACTTAACTTGTCTGTGTGTTTTTTATCCGCATAATTATGTACTGCATAAGTGCGTCTGTCCGCATTGTAAAAATTCATATCTGGCACAGTATACTCATTGCCATCCTTGCAGATTCTTCTCGTACAACTCTTTCTTCCGTCCAGAATCGCCCGAACCATTTCGGTATTGAATAAAATTGGCAACACTCTATTCATCCTCTGACTCCTCCTCGTAGCAACTATACACAATTGTGTTGTCTACATCGCAATCACTGTTATTCCATTCAATATCTTCTAATGCTCTGTCTTTCGCAATCTGAATAGCTTCTGCTTCTGTATCCGCTTCTATGTCATCATAGTCAATCGTAAGCTGTAACCCCACACTTGCATTCCACTTAGCCATCTACTCCACCGCCTTTCACAATCTCGATTGCCTTGTCAATTCTGATCACTGTTCTTTCCCCCATCAGACTCCCATCCTCTCTGTAGAGCGGATTCTTTTCTTTCTCTAACTGCTTCACAACCGAATCCACATCGTAGGCGGTCGGTTGTGCGTCAATCAGCTCACACAGTGCATTAGCCTTATTTGCAGGATAATTATTGGAAATAGCCATTCCTGCAATCTGGCTTTTAAACACATCCGCATCAATCAGTCTCATCGTTCGCCCTCCTGTTCCATGCTTTAATTTGATTATCCATTCTCCACCTCCGCGAATCTCATTTGTCCAATCACTTGCATATCAAATTCTTTTATCAAGTCCTCCATCGTAAGTTTTGGAACTGTAATGTTCATAACATGGTCTTTCCCATATTCGTCAATGTATTTCCTAATCCACCATGCCTCTATATTGTTCAAATACTCCTGTGACTTAACTCTTACCTCTGTAATGGTCTCAAAAGTAAGATCTGTAATATTTCCCTTTAGACCACTCTTTACGTGTTCTTGCCAGCGGAAGAATGGCATATATACAGTCTGCCCTATGTAGTGCATATTGGTCTTTCTGTTGTAAATATGATAGATATATCCATATACGCCACCGTTACTCTCATATCCCTCTCTGGTTTGAAATTCTCCTTCGTAGTAGGGATTGATTTTGCTACTGGTTTCTGCTCGGCAATCATAAGAACAAAAGTAATATTTTTCTCCACCATCTGCCGTAATATATGGAAAATCCTTTTGCTTACCTTTGATTGGTTTATGGCAGTTGAAACAGATTGTATCAACTTCAATATTGAATCGCTCATAGAAGAATTGGTTGCTGTCCATAACCAGAGCATATACTCCACAACCTTTTCTTGGTTTTGCAAACCTCTCCACTCCGCTTCTTTCTTTAACAGCTTTTTTAGCATCTTCTCTCGTCATATCTTCTCCACAAAGATAATACTCGTCCAGAAGTGTTCCTCTTCTAGCCTCCCACACATCTATATCCGTGTATTCTTTAAGTTCTTCATCAGTTTTGTAATCAAAAATACGAATCCACCAGTATTTCAATAAGGATCACCTCACACTTCTTCCGGGTTGTCAAAAATATTACCAACCACATAAAAATGCTTTGTATCAAAATCATCCAGACATTCCCTATCAACCGCTCCCGGTGTGCTTGTCACCCATGCATTTTTATCCCAGACAACTCTTGTTCTGGTGACCTCTTCTGGAAACATATCATCAAGATGAGCTTCCATGATGTCATTCTCCCAAATCAGCTTGCCGTTCTTATCCTTAAGTCCGGTGCACTGGCAGATAGTAGATGGGTCTACCTCAAATATCCCATTTTCTTCCGAAAAATCCTCAAAGCAATCATAATCGGCAAGATTAGGGCAAAACATGTACGGGATTTCCTGTCCTAACCGAAAAAATACTCCGGTAACAAGACTACCTTCCACCCACTTGCCGTTATCAATCCGCTTTCCGCGATATAAATATCTACTCTCCATGCTATCCCTCACTTTCTGCCCGAAGCCATTTAAGCCATCCTTTTTTATCCCAAGTGCTTCCACCAAGTATGTCTTTCGTCACAGCATCAAACCATTTTGCCAGTTCCTCATCCGTCATGTTCCGGATCCGGTCTGCATTGGTCATGGCTTTATAATGCTCACAGTTGCGCTCCATGTCTAAATGTGGGCTGTCGTTAATCTTCGGACACCACTTACCGACAATTACATCATCTTTATTTGACAGATTATATAAGTTATTGCAGTTCTTACACTTCGGCATCTTTTTTCTCCCTTCCGTGTCTTTATCTCCAATCTATTTTTTGACCACATACATCGCAAAATGAATACCTGCCTTTATTTCTGTAGATGTCACGTATATGTTTTTTGCATGCAGGGCAGTAGAATTCTTTCCGCGCATACCTGGTTGCCACTTTTCTTGGCTGCTGTTTCATTTTTGTGTCCCTGCATATCTGCAATGCTTTCACAGCTTTTGTTAAAGCTTGGAGCATATCTCTATTATCTTTTTGGGCTTCTATAGCTTTTTCCAATATTTCTATGGCATCATTTATCGACATTCATTTTCCCTGCTCCCTTCCACGCCGCAACTGATACGGCACTTCTCGAAACCTTTTAATCGCATCCTCGCTCACATGCTTGCTCGGGCGTGTCATCTTCTCGCTGATCTCCGCCACGCGCCTACGGCGCTCCTTACTGTCTCTATACATTTACCTCGCCCCTTCCCGATCGTAACGGGCACCACCGTGGCGACGTCTTAACCACCGACAAAATCTCCCGCTCCGCTTTCTTGCAAAAACTCATGCGATCGAACCGCTCTCTCTGGATTTTTCCGCAATGTTCACACTCCGCGCAGATATGTACCGGCTCATAGCCGTCATTTTCCGTCACGTATCGGAGACCATTTTTATTCACGTAGTACACCAAACCGCTGTATTCGCACCCGCCGTTCAGTGCTGGGCATATAATCTCGTCGTAAATCTGTCTGATCGTCTTGCCTGCTTCGAGCGCTGCCACAATATCCTCTCGGTACGGGTCATACATGCTCGTTCTTTTTCTTCTCTCCATTTCATCCTCCCTGTGGTGTCGAATTAAGCAACTCTGCTTCCAACGCATCGTAATCGTAGTCCCGTTGGCTGAAATTGTTGAACTTATTCCCACTGGTATTCTTAGGTTTGGGGGCTGTGCCTGCCCGCGCCCAGTTCCTAACTGCAGCCTTCCAGTCTCTCATTTTGTTTTTACCAACCATCCACCCGTTAGAAGTGTAATAGTCAAGAAATCTTTCCACATCAAAGCCGCTATATCCCTTTTCTGCACAATACTCTGCTACGTTCTGACGAGTGGGTGGGGAAAAGCGCATGCTTTTCTCTTTACTCTCTTTTTTAATAACAGGTACAGTATCAGTATCAGGAACAGTATCAGGGTTATTTTGCTTTTCGGAAAAACCATTTGCTTTTTTTGCTTTTGTTTGGTTTTCATCATAAGCATTTGCTTTAGGTCTGCCGCCAAGTTTACCGGCTTCCCTGCGCTTCTCAACCTTTTCCATGTACGCCGCATTGTCCCGATCCATTCGCTCGCGGATAAAACTAAATGCCATATCTGCCGCCGCATCAAGTTCCGGTACAGATTCGCCCGCCGCATAGCGTAGAATCGCGGTAAATAGTTCTCCGCGCTGATCCATGCTCATTTTCTGTATGTGCCGCAGATACTCCGTATACAGGACAAAACTGCTTTTTCCGTCTGCCAAGCCATCACCCCGTTTCTAAGTCCTTAAGCAGGTCTTTCAGCGTCATTTTCGCCTGTCCCGCGGTAAGTTCCGTGATCGTCACTTCAATCCTCGGATTCTCCTTATCCACAAACGTATCGAAATAGAAGTGCGGGATGCATCTCTGGTTGTCGTCCTTGATTACCCATGCCTTTTTCAAGCTGTCCTGCACAAACTTAGCCGCGCAGGACAAAATATTGTCGTTATCCCGGCGCCGGTCTTTCTCGAAAAACCGGTAATAGATCAGTACCGGTGCCGTAATGGTGCCAATACCAGGAAGCTGCCGCCGGATCTGCCAGATGATTCCATCCTCATTCTTCTGCTTCATGTGTCCGCCCTTGTGCGGATTCGTCCGGTTGGCGGCAGTGTATTCATTCAAACCATCCAACCGCCCCGGGATCGTGAACTTATACTCCATCCGCACCACCCATTCCAGCATTGCAGCTTCTCACATCAAGGATCGTATTGTTACTCGGATTCCACCCCTCTACATATTCAAGAGCATTCTCAAAACGCAGTGACGGGATGTTATTTCTCGAATTGACTGCGAAATAGTCCTGTATATCATGATTGCATTCCGCGAAAACCTTTTTGCTTAATTCCTTGTACGCCGGTGCTTTCTTACCACCAAGGATCTCGATGACTCTCTTATTTACAGCTTTCTTTAATTCCTGCTGCTGACCGTAGTCAATCGTCATGGTATTTTCGAGATGTTCGATGCGGTTCTCGTGATCGTCTACCATTCCAAGTTGAATCCGCATCATTTCTTCTGGTGTGAGTCTCTTCTGATATGATCCGGTCTTTCTGATCTGTGGTAGCACTTCGGATGTCACCCATTTTCTAAACTTCTTTGCATTAGGTTTATCGCTCCTGAGAATTACAGCATACAATCCACTTTCAGTAATAAAATTTGTATCTCCCGCACGACTGCCTAGATTTAATCTAGTCAGTTCATCTTCATCAAGTCGCTTTGCTACATCCGTAGCATTTTTGATTTCCAACGCTTTGCAAATATCAATAAGGCAAAACATCGGCTCTCCATCTATGGCAACCGTTCGGATCTCTCCGAACTCTCTATTCTTAAAAATCTCTAACTGATTCAACATTTCTCCTTTCCCCTCCGGGACGACCCCGGAGGTATCATCATGGCTTCGACAGTTCGTGATATAATAAGTCTCCGCATGATCGGTTTCTTTCGCCTACAGGCGGGTGTTTCAACCCTATAACCAGCTCCGCCCGAATATCCGCCGGAACTCTTCTCTGCTCCCGTAATGGCTTTCAAAATATTCCTGTGCCATCTGCTTAAGCTTCAGATCCATTTCAGCGGCATTCTTCCCCGCTTGCGTTCCATTCGGATGCAGATCCGGGCGAAGCGGTATGACAAATCCATACTTCTCGCTATTCTTCCGGTTCGGATTGCCTGGGAAAATATGATGACGCTCAACCGGCACGGTACCGGTAAAATAACAATGATCCATGTCATCTGTGAACACGCTCCACAACCGTTTCATGCCGTACCCCACTCCTGCTTCATGCGCTCCAACTCGTCCGGTGTCGCAGTCTCAATTCCAAGTTCCTGTGCTTCCTCTACGATACGATCAATAAAATGTGCCATCTCCGCAGAATCATACTCGCTGGAACCTTTAATCATGAGGTAAGCCGCGAATTTCCCGTTATCCTTGATATACTTCCAATGTCCCGGCAGCTTTGCAATGTCTACCGTTTTATCAAGCGTAACGGTAATGTACTCTCCCTCTTCCTCGTAAAAGCATCCATATTTCTGCAGCATCTGTTCATATACTTCCTCTTTGCTAGAAACTATGTCTGGATGATTTGCAATCTTGGTCATAAGAACCCACGCATATGCGTTAGCATCAAGGCTCCTCTTCTTCCGGTATTTAACCGCCTTGATCCGTAGCAGATCATCCGCTTTCATGTTTTCGATCTGACTGGCAGCCGAAGCATCAACCTCAAACGTGAGGATGATTCCATTTCCATCAAATGTCCGGCTTGCACCAGTTAGCTTTCCGGTAGTCTCCATCAGGTATCAGCTTCTTTCTTTTTCTTATACCAGGTCTCAACCTGTTCGATCAGCTTGTTTGCCAGCTCCGTAGAAATATCAGATGTACCGGAAAAATTGTACATTTTCTTAAGTCGGTTCATGATATCTACCGTCTTTGCGTTCTCACACATTTCAGCATATGCATCCACAAATTCATTGATTTTATGTAACTGCTCTGCTGTCGCCGGTGTAAACTGCGGTGCTGGTGCAACTGGTTCCGGTGTCTCGCCGTCCGGGTCTTTCATCTCCTCGGTCGGAATGCAAAATACCTGAAAACACGCATACTTAAATGCGATTGCCATAGCCTTATTTGTTGCTTTATCTCCACTGTCCATGCCCTCGCCAACCGTGATTGCTTCAATAGACGAGCCGTCCTCTGCATAGAACGTATATTTTATCCGGCAGATGGAATAGATCAGAACCGCACCCTTATTTGTGGTTCGCTCCTGTCTCTGCTGTTCCAATACTTCCGGAACAATAAAAACATGATTCTTTACCAGCGCCGGATTGATTGCATTCATGACCGCATCAATTCCGCGGTACTTAAAGCCCTGCTGTTTATTCACTGCATCTTTACCGACCGCCCCGATCTCTTCCATGCACCGAGAGATCGCTTCATATATATTCATTTTTCTTGCTGCTTCCGCCATGCTTATACCCTCCGAAATTTAATACCGTACTCACGCATAGCAGCTTCAAGCTGTGCGATCTGGAACGGATCAGCAACCACTTCATACCGTACGGTTCCCTCAGGCACCGTTGCAGACCGCACAGCTTTTTCTTCCTCCAGAGCAACATCCGGCACAACTTCCGGTACAACCGGTTCTTCATGCACCAAAGCAGCTTTTCTCTGCTCTTCCTCTGCCGCCCTGCGTGCCTCCTCTTCTGCCTTTCTCTGCTCTTCCTCTGCCTGTCTCCGCAGAATTTCTTCCTTCTGCTTCTGGTACTGGTTCATGGCTGTAATGGCATCTGACAGTTCCAGCGTTGCCTTATACTTCGCCAGGCCTTTATCCTCAAACTCCGATTCCATCGCCCGGATAGTGTCCAGATCTTTCTCTACGTGCTCCACATGTGCTGTGATGGCTTCTGTGATAGCTTTCTGCGCGGTCGTGGAATTCTCCCATCTGCTGTCATAGATGCGATCCAGCGGCAGATACTCCATCACGGTTCCATGCTCCGCCATAATCCCGGTATAGATTTCACAGATCATCGCTTTCTTTGCTTCCACGCGCCTACGCTCAAACTCCTCGATCTGCCCGCTGATAAAGTCGATCGGTTCATCGATCAGCTTGTCCAGTTCCTTGACCTGCGCTTCAAAATTGGTATACGGCGCCATAAAAGTTTTCTTGATCTCGATTCGCCTGTCGTTCATGGCCTTTTTCAGCTTACGCAGGCTTGCCACCGTCCTTTTTGCTTCTGGCTGGGATTCTGCGGTAAACACCATCCCCTTGTACTCCTCCAGTCCTGCCGCAAGGGCTACCTTGATCTCTTCAAAGTTTGTCTCGATACTTCCGTCTTTCTGCTCTACTAATAAGTTAATTTCCTGCATCTTCTATCTCCTTTTCTTCTCTAAACCGCTCATCGCGGTCGTATATTGCTGCCAGTTTCTTTCTATGCCGGCATGCCCGCTCCTGCTCCGCTTCGTATTCATCCCAGTCCGGCGCATCCGGCGCGATCTCAATCATCGATATACTCCCACTCTCCTTTGTCGCCATTGTCACTGATCTTAAGTCTCACTGCTGTTTCTCCAGAGACAGCCAGCACCCCGCTAATGCTCCCGTCATCCGTAACGGTAATAGTGGCATTTCCAGCAATGCCGACCCCTTCCAGTGTTTCCGGTAATTCCCGCAACACATCCACGAGATTGCACATGTCCTTGTTACATAACCTTGCTTTCATTCAAAAAATCCTCCACTTCCAGCTGCGTCCATTCCGTTGCCTGGATCATTCGCTCCATCTTCTCCTCGCGGCGCTGCCGTTCTGTCTCCCCGGTAACGCAGTCATCACACATACCGTTCTGACCCTCGCCCGGGTCCATCATGCAACCGCAGCGCCTACATTGATATTTTCCATACATTGACATAACCTCAATTCTGGTGTTACAATAAACGCAGAAATACTTATGTATTCCTACGGTAAATAGCACCTGTACTCGCCAAAGTTATCAGGGTGCTATTTTTTTGCCCTCAATTTCAATCCACACAATATCCGGCTTGTCCATCTCGATCACAACCTCGGTGCGCCGCCGCTCCGCCAGCATGCAGATCGCATAGCCCGCGCCGCCCAGGAAGCCACCGATGATACACAACGCTCCCGCAAGGTAGCCGTATACATCCTGCGAATCCAGACAGCATCCTGCAAGCAGTGCCGTGACCACGCCGACCGCCGTAATGATCTTGCCTATCCTTTTCAACGTTCTCACCTCCCCACTCCCGTTGTTCTGAAACTCCATTTTCTACATATCTACAACACCCTGCCAGACATAACCGGTATCTTCCCATAACTTCTTAGGTGATACATATACATTTCTTCGATTTTCAGAACAGGTTCCATGTCCTATCGGCAGCCATCCCTCGATAATCCCGTTTCTTACCCAGGATTCTGATTTCCCATATATTTTCGCAACCAGAGATGTCGGTATTTTTTTATTGGAAAATTCTGGCACCGCTGCAATTCCTACAATTAACCGTGCAATTTTCTCTAATTGATCATTAGTTACTTTCGTTTCCTGCAATTCTTCTGGCAATGTTCTCCCTCCTTTCTATTTGCTGTTCAGACTATGTTACCGGAATCCCGATCACGCTCTCTACCAGATCAATACGATCTTCGGATATGCGCACCTCGGTATGCGGATCATGATTCTTTTTCAACCAGTCAACTACCGGCTGGCACAGTTTCTCAAGTTGCTCTGCTTCACTCACTCTTCTCACTCTCCCTCCTGCAGTTCTGACAAAAGTTCAACCCTTTTCATAAACGCCTGCCGCTCTTCATCACTCGCGTCGCCCTGTAGCGGAACACAATCTGTTGTAATAAGAAGCCTTGCGTCGTTGGGCTTATCCTTGTGGTCATGAATAAACTCCACTTTTACGACGTGGTCGCCGTACACTTTTCCATTCACCATGGCATACGTTACTTTGCCGCTTGAAGCAATTATGATATTCTGATTTTTCATCATTAACTCCCTTCTGTTGTTTTTTCTCCTTTTGTGGTATGCTTTACAAAAAGCAAAGGAGAAATCATGATCCATTTATCCAGACCTCAAAAGCAACTTTTTAGAAAAATATATAAAGCCAATACTCTCGATTGCTCAAATATGCCCGAAAATCAATTAGAAGTTGTAAAATATCTTGATGACCTCGGATTTCTAAATGTAAATCGGGAAAGTTCCACTCAGTACAACCCTAATACAGGCAGTCTTCAAATAGTTTACTTTGAATACACCTCTGTCAAAATATCCGAAAAAGGAAAATCCTACATTGCAGAAGTAAAATCTGACTTTATTCGCTTTCTCATCCCGGTAACCATTTCCGTCTGCGCCCTTGTTATAAGTATAGTTTCACTATTACTGTCGCTATCTGCATTATGAGTGCCACAATGCTAAGAGCTATCGGGAAATATGGGTATCGGTACATAAATGGTACGCCGTCATTATATTTTTTTAGGCATTTATGAATTTTTCTCATACTTCTTCCATCTTTCATCTCCCCAGCATCCTGCATTGCTTCCCACAGTTCCCATCGTGTCATTTCCTCGTAAGGTTTCACTTCTCACTCTCCCTTCTTATTTGCTGTCCAAACTATTGGACAGATGATGTGGTAGCCTTTATTCCAGAAGTTCATCAACAGTACAATCAAGAACTCCTGCTACCTTTGACAAATTTCTGTTATAGGTTTTCGTGAACTATATTCACGCATTAAGGTAAAAAAATTTCATCTCTTTCTTTCCTGGTGAGATGCAATACCTTTGTCAACGCAGTAATTTCAGATGCATAAAAATTACCGCTTTTCATTCTGTTATAGAGAGTTTCCCGCAATATGCCTGATTTATCAGCTATTGCAGTAACGGTCATGCCAGAATTACTTATTTTTTTCTTAAGCAGTTCCACATTTGCCACTTTTTTATCACCGCCTTTCCGTGAACTAAATTCACTATATCATCAGTGTGAATTTATGTCAACACTTTTTAATAATTTTGTTGAATTATTTTACACAAAGTGCTATTATGATGATACAAAATAATTAAGAAAGGGGTTCTGCTTATGTTACCGCTTTATCAAAACATTAAATCTAGGAGAACAGAATTAAAAATGTCTCAAGATACATTAGCAGAATTAACTGGATATAAAGACAGATCATCCATCGCCAAAATTGAAAAAGGAGAGGTTGACCTTGCTGAATCAAAAATACGCGAATTTGCAAAGGCATTAAAGGTATCCCCACAGGAACTCATGGGGTGGGATGAACCGGATGAACCAACCACTATTGCCGCCCATTTTGATGGCGATGAATACACTGCAGATGAGTTAGACAGGATCAAAGAATACGCGGCATTTATCAAAGCAACCAGAAGGTAGTTCATTTAATTGGACTCATAAAGAGTTATTATTAGTCCCAAGGAGGGATTACTTTGACAAAATACGAAACATTGTTAGAAAATGCATCCGATGCTGGCGTGATCGTAGATGAAACCTCGCATTTCTGCGGCACAAAAATAAAGGGATTGTACCTTGACAAACATATTGCTATTAGTAAGGATATAAGCACAGACACAGAAAAAGCCTGCATCCTTGCAGAAGAACTCGGACACCACTACACCGCAACCGGCAACATACTCGATCAGTCCACCGTAGAAAACCGCAAACAGGAAATGCGCGGCAGGATCGTAGCCTACAATAAACTGGTTGGCTTGCGCGGCATCGTGGATGCCTACTTACACCACTGCCAGAGCATATCTGAATCAGCGGAGTATCTTGAGGTAACCGAGGAGTTTTTAATTGATAGCCTTACTTACTACAGAAATAAGTATGGTGTATACACGAAGCTGGATAATTATGTTATTGTTTTTGAACCGAATATTGCAGTGTTGGAATTAGTATGATCGAATGCTATAGGAGATGTAACCATGTTCTTTGATAAAATATTAGATGCACTGAAAGTTGAAAATCTTTTTCCCAAAGAATCAAACGAAGAATTACCTGATACATCGACTTTCATATCCACCGAGCCACAGCCACAGCCACAGCCACAGCCAACAGATTGTATCACATTATCTGCGCCGCCAACAACCATTGAAGAAATTCCACCAAAAAGCATACCACCATATGAGTCAAACCGAATTCTAATTAACGGTTTACACCCTCTTTTTATTAGTGTTCTTCGGGATATTATTGGATCGGGAAAAATTGTTCCTGTTGCTCTTATGCGTGAATTTCGTTTAACTCAAGCCGATTTGCAACAGATTCTTTCCGAAGCCCGAGATGCTCATCTGTTGGATAGTACAAATAATATTCTTGCGTCAAAAGATTTTTACGAAAAATTTATCGATCATTACGAACCATCGCTTTATAAATGCGAACATAGTAATTTTGACAAGGAACTTCTGATGTGCATCGGAGAAATAGCTATTGAAAATGGTGCCGAATCCCTGTATGAAGAATTCGACGCAGATGTCATCCTAGACTATTTGAATATCTTAGAGAATCTAGGCACACTATCATATGATTCTGTAGAAAACAAGTATCATGTTCTGGATACACCGGAAGAATTCAGAGATAAATGCAAATACATTCCAGAACCAAAGAAAATCCTAGCACACATTTCAGCTTTAGATGAAATAGACAAAATGGAGGGGCATGAATTTGAACATGCTTGTGCTGAAATTTTAAAATCAAACGGTTTCGACAACGTATATGTTACAAAAGCCAGCGGAGATCATGGCGCAGATATATTCGCTGTTAAAGAAGACATATCTTATATCTTTCAATGTAAGCGATATAGTGATACCGTTCCTAATGATGCAGTACAAGCCGCCTTTTCAGCCAAGAACATGTTTAAAAAAGATATTGCTGTTGTCATGACCAACAGTTACTTATCCCCTCATGGTCTAAAAGAAGCCGAAAGCTTAAATGTCAAGGTGTGGGATAGAGATAAACTAAATGACCTTATTCGACACGCCACTCAATAACCTTGCCTTCAAATTACATCAATGGTAATATATGATCGTAGTTATATAATATTTCCAAAGGAGAATATGTTATGAAAAAAAGACTTGTTGCAACCATTTTGATTTTATCAATGGCTCTTTCCGGGTGCGGGAGCAACGGATCTGCTGATACCGCTGCTGCTTCTACCCAGAAAGCAGAAGATACCAGCTCCACCGAAGACGCTTTTTCAGATCTTGATGCTCTGGGGGATGTCGAAGTCGACAAAAATATTTTCGATGTTACCATCACCGTCCCGGCTGATTACGTTGGAGACGTTACGCAGGAAGAACTCGATGCACAGGCAAAAGAAAGTGATATCCACTCTATTACCTTGAATGAGGACGGAAGCGCCACCTATGTGATGTCAAAATCACAGCATAAGCAGATGATGAAGGATCTCGCTGATAATTGCAATGCTAGCTTATCCGATATGGTTGGATCTGATGATTACCCAAATATCACAGATATTAAAGCCAACTCAGATTTTACAAACTTCACAGTCACTACTACTTCTACAGATCTGGATCTTGCAGAATCAATGTCCATTATTGTCTTTTACATGTATGGTGGTATGTATGCTATTTTCAATGGATCTGATGTCGGCAATATCCATGTTGATTTCGTCAATGCAGATTCCGGAGAAATCATTAACTCCGCAGATTCATCTGATATGGCAGCTGACAATACTGAAAATCAGTAAATAAAAAACCGCCCCACCATTAGGCAGAGCGGCAATGCAATTGCTCTGAATGAACAATCGCCCTAGACAAGCATATTGTATCATTCAAAGCAGCACGACGCAAGCGGAACACCAGTTCCATGCTGGCTGTTATTTTTATACCCATTTTTAAGGAGGATGATACTATGAAATTGCCAAATGGCTATGGCTCCATCACAAAATTAACCGGTAACCGCAGAAAGCCTTGGATGGCTCGAGTTACCTGTGATGAAACCTATGACGAAACGAAACATGATTATGTTCACAAACGTATTGTACTTGGATATTATCCAACTAAAAAAGCTGCGCTCGAAGCACTGTCTATATACAACGAAAGCCCGTTCAAACCAGAAGATGTAAACATTACATTTTCTCAGATTTATGAAAAATATAAAAAAAGCGCCGCCTATGCAAAACTCAAAAGTTCAGCACTTACCAGCCGGCAAACTGCTTATAAATACTGCGCCCCGCTTTATGATATTAAGATTCGCGATCTTAATAAAGATATGTTACAGAATGTCATTGATTCGATCCAACTCGGCAGTTCTTCCAAAAAAAACGTACTCACCGTCATGCGCATTGTGGTTGATTATGCTTATGATCATAATCTTATTAACAAAAAATATACGGATGGCATCAACATCGAATACAGTGATCCTGTTATCGACCGTATTCCATTTACCGAGCAGGAAATCGAAACTCTGTGGTCCATGTCCGACGATTGGGATGTAAAAGTCCTGCTGATACTTCTTTACTCCGGTATGCGTGTAAACGAATTGCTTAAAAACTACCGGGATAATGTAAATTTGGAAGACCGCTGGATTTATGTACCCGCCGAATTGGCCAAGAATAAAGAAAGCTGCCGCTATGTGCCTATTCATAACAAGGTTTATGATCTGGTTAAATGGTTCGTAGATAACTCCGCTTCTTATGGACATGACAAACTTATGCTGAACCCTAACGGCTCTGTGGTTATGTATAATAATTTTGTATCGCGCAATCTGCCGCGCATTAACAAATTTATGAATGTTGAGCATAAATTCCATGATACACGGCACACGTTTGCTTCAAGAGGTACCTCTGCTGGCATACCGGAATTGTATATGCAGAAAATCATGGGACACACTCCAAGAAGTATTCTTTATAACACTTACACTCATATCACAATACCGGAGCTGCTGGAATGGATTAACCTGATCTCCTGA